GGAGAATTCACATTTGTGGGAGAGTTGTGTACATCGTCATGATTGGCATGCCTTCAGGACAGTATATGACTGCTCTCTTCAACACAACGGGACATTTAATTAGAAATTATAATATCTGGCAAGAGGTGATTGAGATCAAATTGATCTTAATGAAACTGAACACAGATGAGGAGACAATCGAATTCTTCAAGAAAATACGAAACTTACCAGCATTAGATGAATATGTTAGTATGGTAGTCGGAGGCGATGACGAAGTACAGAGCGTTAGCGGCGAGATTGCAGAACAGATTACTCCTTCAGACATTGCAGCTGTCTGGAAAAACCATGGAATTGGCTTTATACCACCCCAAAAACAGGCTGGGAAGACCTTTGGCACCGAGTGGAGCGACATGCAAAACGTGCAGTTCTACAAATGCCATTTCAAAAGGGATGAGCTCTTCGGCAATTATTGGCACATGGCTATGGACAAAACTCCAAGCTATGAATTGATCAATTGGATTCGCAAAGGCAATCCGCCGATGGAAGCTTTACAAGCTAATGTACGCGACTTTCAACAATTCGCTTACGCCCATGGTCAACAACACTTCGAAGAAGTAACTGCTAAGGTGAGAGAGGCCGCAGAAGAACGCGGAATATTTCTATTGTATGATTCCTTCGAAGAGTTGGACGAAGCCTGGCGTTTTGAGCACGAGCTTACCGTGCTCTAACGCCTGACTTCTTCTAACCGAACCAAATAAATAATACTAGAATAGCAAATTTAGATGGCAACGATTAGAATAAAGGGACAATTATCGACTAAGTTTTTGTGATTAAAACTTCATTAGATTGAAATTTCGCTAAGTCCGGCAAAGGTATGGGCAGAGACCTCTCTGTTTTACGCCCCCGGCACGATTGTTTAAATTGTAAATTTAGTAGAGCCCTTTAGTTTAGTTTACTATAATTTAAGTTCACTACAAAAAAAAAAAAAAAAAAAAAAAAAATAAAAAAAAAGGAAAAAAAAAATAAAAATAAAAAACTTGAAAAAAAATAAAAAAAGAGAGGGAAAAATAAAAAGGA